TGGCATTTATTGCTGCTCCTCCCGTTGATATTGACGGGATTCGTGAACCAGTTGCTGGTTCTCTTATGTACGGAAACAACATCATTTCAGGTGCTGTAGTTCCTTCAAGCAACGCCATCGGCTTGCATTTTTACCCTATTTGGGAAGCTGCTTCTCTTGATGAGTGGCTCTATAATGGTGGACCTTTCCAACTGGTTGTGTTCCACTTCCTTATTGGCATCTATGCTTATATGGGTCGTGAATGGGAACTCTCCTACCGTCTAGGTATGCGTCCTTGGATCTGCGTTGCTTACAGTGCTCCTGTTGCTGCTGCCTCTGCTGTATTCCTGGTTTATCCTTTCGGTCAAGGTTCTTTCTCTGATGCGATGCCTCTGGGTATCTCTGGTACTTTCAACTATATGCTTGTGTTCCAGGCAGAACATAACATTCTGATGCACCCCTTCCATATGCTTGGAGTTGCTGGTGTGTTCGGTGGTTCACTCTTCAGTGCTATGCACGGTTCACTGGTGACTTCTTCACTGGTTCGTGAAACAACGGAGAACGAGTCACAGAACTATGGTTACAAGTTCGGTCAAGAAGAAGAGACTTATAACATTGTTGCTGCTCACGGTTATTTTGGACGCCTTATCTTCCAATATGCTTCGTTCAACAACTCTCGTTCACTGCACTTCTTCCTTGCTGCTTGGCCTGTAGTTGGTATCTGGTTTGCTGCTCTTGGTGTTTCTACAATGGCCTTCAATTTGAATGGCTTCAACTTTAATCAGTCTCTGCTGTCTTCTGACGGTCGTGTGATTAATACCTGGGCTGACATTCTTAACCGAGCAAATCTTGGTTTTGAAGTAATGCACGAAAGAAATGCACATAATTTTCCTTTGGATTTGGCAGCAGCAGAAGTAACACCAGTTGCTCTTACTGCCCCTACAATTGGTTGATAAAAACATTATAATTTTTTGGGAGACCCTAAAGGGTCTCTTTTTTTGTACCTACTTGACTAAATAGTTAAACTTATGGTATAATAAGTTTAATGTTTAATAATCAAACTATGAAAACCTGTAATGTATGTGGAGAGACAAAATCTCTTTCAGAATATTATCCAACTCAATTTAAGAGTAAAGAGTTCCCTGAAAAAGTGTATTATCACGGAAAATGCAAGTCTTGTTTTATTAAAGCAAAACAAAAAGATTACACTCCAGAAAAAGGCAGGGATAAAAATTTAAGGTATAATTATGGTATTACTCTTGAAGAATATAATACTCTTTTAGATAATCAAAATGGCAAATGTGTTACTTGTGGAACTACTGAACCAGGTGGCAGAAAGTCTGGTAGGGGTGGTGGAACTAATGTTTTTGTTGTAGACCATTGCCATAAAACGGGAGAAGTTAGGGGTCTTCTTTGTCATAGTTGCAATCGTGCTATGGGATTGATGGGAGATAATATAAATCTTTTGGGAGAAATGATTAAATACCTACAAAAGCACCAATAATATGTCTCATAATCCTCAACACGAACCTATGGAACCTTGGGTAATCTGGGCAGGCGTAGGAATTATGATGTTCACAGTTATCATATTTGTCATATTCACTCTTTCAGTAATTTATTGGGAATAATATGTTCGATTCATAACATTTTGATGACAGTAAAAAAGAACTCCGTATAATTACTTATGAGTTCTTTTTCCTTTATGAAGATCTTTTTAGACACAGCAGATGTTTCAATGATTAGTCCAGCATATGAGACTGGATTGTTAGATGGAGTCACCACAAATCCCACTTTGATTCTTAAAAGTGGTAGACAACTCCAAGAAGTTATTAGTGAAATCGGAAAAATATTTCCAGAGTTAGAAAGCATTTCGGCAGAAGTCGTTGCAGATACGGCAGAGGAAATGCTATCCGAAGCAAAAAATTATTATACAATCGCACCAGCAGTTACAATCAAAGTTCCTTGTACCGTAGAAGGATTGAAGGCTTGTAAGGCACTCTCTAAACTTGGTATTAAAACAAATGTAACTCTTGTGTTCTCAGTAGCACAGGCAATCCTGGCATCAAAGGCAGGAGCAACATTCGTCTCACCATTCGTAGGTCGTTGGATGGATAATTCTGTGGATGGTATTGAACTCATCAAGAATATCCGTAAGGCATTTGATTACTCAGGAACCAGCACACAGATTCTTGCTGCATCTCTTCGTGATGTAAGGCAGGTAGAACAAGCCGCACTCTACGGTGCTGATGTTGTTACAATCCCTCCAGTCGTATTCTGGGCAATGTATAAGAACATTCTAACTGAGAAGGGACTGGAGTTATTCCAGAAGGATTGGGAGGAAGTTCTGAAGAGTAAAGAGGGTAAATGAAATCTATAGTTATATTCGGAGCAACTGGGGATCTTTGTAAAAAGAAACTGATTCCAGCACTTTATACTCTTCATAAGAAAAATCTTCTACCAAAAGGGTTGAAGATTATTGGTGCTTCCAGAACTCAACACAGTAAAGATAGTTGGGTTGAAGTACTTGGACACTATTCTCAAGAGTTCATCAAAAGACTTAATTATGTTCCTTGTGATTTAAGTGATGCCGAATCTCTTAAGATGCTGGAGAATTATGAAGACACAACTTATTTTCTATCAGTTCCTCCAGAACGATATGCTGATGCTATTACAAACCTAAAAGAAGCAGGTAAGTTAGATGACGCAGAAAAATCAAGAGTTATTATTGAGAAACCTTTTGGCACCGATCTTCAATCTGCTAATTATTTACAATCTGTGGTGGCTGGATATCTACGCGAAAAACAAGTATATCGCATTGACCATTATCTCGGCAAAGATACTGTTAATAACATTCTTGCCACTCGTTTTAGCAATATACTTTTGGAACCACTTTGGAACAGAAACTTTGTAGAAGAAGTTCAAATCTTCGCAACTGAAACGATTGGATGTGAAGGTCGTGCTCAGTATTATGATACTGCTGGTGCCGTAAGAGATATGCTTCAAAACCATATGCTTCAGGTTCTAGCACTAATGGCAATGGAACCACCTTGTAAAAATGATGCTAAAGAAATTCGTAGAGAAAAGGTAAAGGTTCTGGCAGCAACCAGACTAGGTGATAATGTAATTCTTGGACAGTATGATGGATATAAGAATGAAGAAGGTGTAAACCCAGATTCACAAACACCAACTTTTGTTGCTGGTGATCTTTATATTGATAACTGGAGATGGAAAGGAGTTCCTTTTCACTTTATGACTGGTAAGAAAATGCCCGTGAATTGTGTTGAGGTTGTAATTAAATTTAAGTCACCTCCACAGCAATTATTTGAAGGACACGAATGTAACGATAGAATTGTAATGAGATTGCAACCAGACCCACATCTGGATATGCGTATTGATATTAAATCGCCAGGACTGAATGATAAGGTAGAACCAGCACTTCTCCAGTATCATTATCCTGTGGAGAAAGCAATTGACGGATATGTAAAACTTTTTTATGATGCTATTAATGAAGATCAATCACACTTTGTTCACGCAGATGAAGTGTTGGAATCTTGGAGAATTGTCGATGATCTCTTATGTACTGGAGATCACTGCCGTATTATGACTATGCCATATCTTTATAATGAAGGTGTTTGGGGTCCTTGGCAAAAGACAGAACTTATTACTAAATGGGATTATCCGTTAAAACTAAAGTAGGAGAGAGGTTATGCGAGTAGGATTAATCGGACTGGGACGGATGGGAGAAGGAATGTCCCGTCGTATGATGAAAGCAGGTATTGAGGTTTGGGGTTATAGAAGGAACTATGAAAAAGCAAAAGAAGCATATGAAAAAGGATATGTTAACGGTGTTACAACTTCTATACAAACTCTTGCTCAAGTAGTTAAGCACGTTCAAAGTGGCGTAGCGGACAAATATGGTCCGGGAATTTTTATGATGGTTGTACCGGCAGAAAACGTAGAGGAGACGATCAATGAGTTACTACCATTTTGTGACCCTGGAGATATTATTATTGATCATGGCAATAGCAATTTTAAAGACAGTCGGAAAAGAGCAGAACGTTTGGCAAAGATGGGTATCCAATATATTGATTGTGGCACTAGCGGGGGTGTTTATGGTCTGGATCGTGGATACTGTCTTATGGTTGGCGGTGGAGATACTGCAGTCGCCACTTGTAAAAGCATTTTTAATGCCCTTGCCCCAGGAGTCGATGCTGCCCCGAGGACTGAGTTTGACACACCTGTAACCTCCGCAGAATACGGTTGGTTACATTGTGGTGGTCCTGGTGCTGGACATTTTGTGAAGATGGTTCATAATGGCATTGAGTATGGTATAATGCAAGCATATGCAGAGGGATTCAACATTATCAAGAATGCTAACAACGGAGCACAATATGTCAGAGAAGGAGACGCCGAGGTTGCGCCAATGGCAGACCCAGAATCCTACTGCTATGATATTGATGTTGCTGAAGTTGCTGAGTTATGGCGTCGCGGTAGCGTTGTTGGTAGCTGGTTACTTGATCTTACTGCTGATGTGTTGCGCCGCAGCCCACAGCTTTCTAACTTCTCTGGAGGGGTATCCGACAGCGGTGAAGGTAGGTGGACGGTTAATGCTGCTGTGGATCTGGGGGTTCCCGCTCCTGTCATCACCACTGCTCTTTATGAAAGATTTAATTCACGCAATTTGGGCACTTTCGCTGCCAAGATTCTAAATGGTATGAGATATATGTTCGGGGGACACCACGTTAGATGATTAGTTCAGAAACACCTTATAAACTGGCTGAGATCATTCGTGATACTTGGCCAGGTCTTTATAGACTTCCTGAAAAACGAATATATATGAATAGTAATGAATTAAATAAGAATAAGATTTATGATAGAACAATATTATTGGAATGATGAAATTTTCGGAGAAAATTGGTTTTCATATCCAGATCTTTATAAACAAGTAGTAGAAGAATTCCCCAGTGGTAGTAAATTTGTTGAAGTTGGTTCTTGGAAAGGAAGATCTTCTTCCTTTCTTGCTGTTGAAATAGCTAATTCTGGGAAGGATATTGATTTTTACTGCGTCGATACTTGGGAGGGTGGTCCTGATCATCAGGGGTGGGAAGGATTAGATAAACTTTATGATATTTTTTTGGAAAATATGAAACCTGTTGAAGGTTACTATTTTCCCCTAAAAGTAACTTCTGAAGAAGCATCAAAGAAATTTGAAGATAAATCTTTAGATTTTGTTTTTCTAGATGCTTCTCATGAATATGAAGATATAAAATCAGATATTCAAAATTGGCTTCCTAAGGTAAAACCTGGAGGGATTATTGCGGGACATGATTATTATGTTGATGGATATGATTGGTTCCCTGGAGTTAAGCAAGCAGTCAATGAGGAATTGGTGGGATTTGAAGCAAGAGAAAATTGTTTCGTTTATAGAGTTCCTTTTATCCAAGAAAAAGAAGATCTTAAAATATTATTTTTCGGAAGAAGTTGTAGAGAAGATGTTTGGGAATATGATTTTATATTAAACGAAATTCTTCCTCAAGATAAAAATCATATAGTTAAATTTTTATCTTTAGATGAAGTTAGATCTAGTGATGAAAAGTTTGATATTTTTATTTACAGTTGCAGAGACCCAAGCAATTATTCTTGGGGATATATGCCAACTTATAATGAAGCTTTAGAATGTGTTTTAAAGACTAGTCCGAAAATCATAATTCAATTGTCGGATGAATTTGAACACGAATATTTGCAAAATCATAATGATTTGGCGAATTATTGTGAGTTATTTTTAAGACAACATCATCATTCAAATTACACTTATCACCCAAACACAGTTCATATTCCTCTTGGATATTATAATGATTTCTCTTCAATGAATGGTGAGAAAATTTTCCCTGTTAAGGATAGAATTTTGAATTGGTCTCTTGTTGGTTTTGAAAAAGAAAATAGAAGAGAGTGTGTCGAAAAACTGTCAGAAATAGACAATCATTATTTTTATTTGCAACCACTTCAAGAGGGGTGGATAAAAACTGTTGGTCCACTTATAAGTAAACAAAAAATTAGAAATTTATATCTAAACAGTATATTTGTTCCTGGTACTAGGGGATGGACTACTATTGAAACAAATAGAATGTATGAGTCTTCTATGACTGGAGCAATACCGGTAGTTTTTTGCCCTAAAGAAGAATTTGGAGAAAAATTTAAGCATTTGCAAAATCCTCCTTGGATTGTTGAAGAATCTTGGGATGATATTGTAAGTACCTGTAAAGATTTGTTGAATGATTTAGATAGACTGCAAGAAATTCAAAATGATGTTTTGTCTTGGTGGAATAATCTAATGACTAACATTCAGACAAAAGTAAAGGAATGTTTGGAAAGAGATTCAATACTGCGTGAATGTAGAAATAAGTTAAAGAATTTCCCATCAATCAATTTTATAAGTGTATCTAATTCCGAAGAAAGGAGAAATCTTTTATATGAAAAGTTTAATGATTATGGATTAACTAATATTATTCCTCATATTTTTGAAAGTTATGATGATAGCCAACATAACTTTGTTGGAGAAGCAATCAATACTTTACATGGAGTTGGAAGAGGTCCTACAACTTCACATCTAAAGGCAATTAGAGATTGGTATTGTAATACAGACGAAGAATATGGATTCTTTTGTGAGGATGATATTAGTTTTGAAACTGTTAAATACTGGAATTTTACTTGGGAAGAGTTTCTTAGTCGCGTTCCAGAAGATTGGGGTTGCATACAATTGTCTTGGGTTAGAGAAGAAATATTCAGATTTTCTATAGAAGGTGTAAAAATTAGACATAGGTGTTGGTGTGATTGGTCTGCATGTGCCTATTTGATGAGAAGGTCTCATGCTGAGAAGATACTCAATCACTACTATGATGGAGAAACTTTTAATTTGGATTACATTGGAAATGATTCTCACGTTAGACCTTATTGGGCTCTTAGACCAACCGCAGAAACAATAATTTTTTCTTTTGTAAATCCTGTTTATGGATTCCCTTTATTTGTTGAAGATGTAGTAAACTGCAAATCAACTTTAAATCTTAGCAATATTGATTTCCAATATCCACTTAGCGATGATATTTTGAATAATATTCCTTTAAATGAATATAAGTATCTTAACTTGGTATCATATAGAGAAATAATTAATTGGTGGAAAACTACAGGAAAAAATTTAAAATACTCTGATATATGATTTACTTTTTTTATTAAATACATTATACTTAACTATATTAAATTAGTAGAATTATGAAATTTACAGTTTACTCTAAAAATGGATGTCCATATTGTACCAAAATTGAACAGGTCTTAGAATTATCAAACCTGGAACATAAAGTCTATAAACTAGATGAAGATTTTACTAGGGATCAATTCTATTCTGAATTTGGACAAGGATCGACTTTTCCTCAAGTAATCTTGAATGACCAAGAACATATTGGGGGATGTAGCGATACTGTTCAATACCTTAAAAACCAAAATTTAGTTTAATTAAATTTAATGAGTGAAAAATCCAAAAATTTTCACAATAAAAATGAAAATGAAAGAAAAAAACTAAATAATTCAGCGCCTCAAATTAATAGAGGTGTTGAATTAATGCTAAGAAATAGAAAGAGGAGGGAATCAAAACCAAAAACTTTTCAAGTTAAATTTGGTAAAATGATTTCTCTCTTTCGCAGAGAGTTTCATTTTTACATAGAATTTCACTTTGATATTAGGAAAAAATAAACTCTCTGGAGAAAGGAAAATGGAAACAGCATATGTAATAACATTCTCAGTAATGTTCACGTTGCTCTTTTTTATGACAGGAGGTATAATAGGTTGGTTAACTTATAGGCATTTACTTGAATCAAGACCTCCATATTTACATCCAGAGTTCTTTGACGAAAATGGACAAGTAATACCAGACGAAATAGTATCTGTACGATTTGAAAACGATTATGACTACAACGACGAAGACGAAGAAGAAGGCTGAAACTTTATCCCAAGAGCTTCCAACAAATCCTTTTGCATTTGAAGTTTTATCTCTTGTATCAAAACAAAGAACAAATGCAAAAAAAGTTGAGATTCTTAAGCAATATGAAGATCCTTCACTTAAAACAATTTTTATTTGGAACTTTGACGAATCTATAATTTCTCTTTTACCTCAAGGAGAGGTTCCATACGCGAGTACTGGAGAACAAACTTCTTATAGTGGAACTTTGACGGAAAAAATTGATGACGCTGTTACAAAAATGGAAGAGTTGAATTCAAATTCTCTTGGTTCTATGGATCAGGGAAGATCTTCAATTCGTAAAGAATATCAAATGTTTTATAATTTTGTGCGTGGAGGTAACGATAGTTTAAGTTCTCTTCGCAGAGAAACTATGTTTATTAATATCCTTCAAGGTCTTCATCCTCTTGAAGCAGAAATTCTATGTCTTGTCAAGGATAAAAAACTACAAACTAAATATAAAATTACTAAAGAAATTGTAAGTGAAGCTTATCCCGATATTCAATGGGGCAACCGCTCATGAGTAAACTTCATGATGTTGTAAAAAAAACGCAGGGAGAAATTATGGCAGAATCTTCAAAAAAAGAAAAAACTATTCTGCCTTATGAATATGGGTGTGAAGTCTTACTTGAAAAGACTACTTTGGATAAAGTTAAAGACCCCTCTTTTCCTAATGACGCTTATTTAATTTGGTATGTAGAAGAAGATAAAACATATATGGATCTTACAAGATGCCCTAAGATGGTTAATCTTTTTGATATGTATTATGATAAGTATGGTCCTGGTTCAGTTAAAAAAATTGATTTTGGATATGGAAGAGTAAGTCCCAAACTTTGGGGATATCAAAAACCAGAAAAAAAGAAAAGAAAATGAGTGGTGGATTTAAAGGAGATGTTTCTCCCAAAAAAGATAAAGAATTTAGACTTTATATTAAAAATAGAGAAGTTGACAAATTAATCAAAGAATATAAAAAACTTAAAAAATATCAAAAATCTTCTATTTTTGAAATAGAAAAACTTTCTGGACAAGAAACAAAAATAGATAAACTAATTAACAAATACGGGATAGATCCTGAAGCAATTGAATAATGGGAAAGCACTATCTACTTAACTTGTATGGATGCTCGTTTGTTCTTTTGGACGACGAGCGTTGTCTTATAGATTTACTAGAAAACGCAGCAGCAGCAAGTGGTGCTACTGTAGTTCAGACTATTTCAAAGAAGTTTGATCCGCAGGGAGTTACTGTGATTTGTTTGTTGTCTGAAAGTCATATCAGTATTCATACTTGGCCAGAGGAAGGTAAGGCAGCAGTAGATGTTTATACTTGTGGTGATTGTAACCCTAAGATTGGTTGTGATATAATTATTCAGCAGTTATATGCAGCTAACCATACGTTAAGTTACATAGAACGGTAACAAATATTACAAAGCAAAACTAATAAATATCCACACGTTCATCCCTTTTGGGACGGAAGTAGGCTAACGCGGAACGGATCGTTCATTCGCTATTCGCAAATAGCGAACGCAAACGTTGAGCTAAAGGAACGCACCAATACCAAAAGTAAAGGAGCAAAACCAATGGCACTTATTCTTATTAAACAAAAAATGCTGAAAGAACAGCGTCTACGCGAAGCACAACTTTATATGGCATCAAAGCCAATGTGATTGTAGAGAGGGACTTGACTCCCTCTCTTTTTTTATGTAAAATAACCTTTGTGAGGGTTAATCAAGATGGATAAAGAAAAGCTTAAGTTAATCATCAAAAACCTTGAATCTCTTGTAGATTGTTTGAAATCAGAAATCTATTCTGAGACTGATGTATATAAACCTCAATATGAAGAAATTGCTTCTTATATTGGTGATTATGATGAAGTCTTTTATGATGAAGAAGACGATGATGTATTTGGATCGATAAAAGTAAATAAAAAATATAAACTAACAAACAACAGTGGAGATGAACTGTGAAGGAGATGTTTGAAGAATTTGAATTCATGAAACCAGAAGTAAAACTGGTGTCGGTAACACCAGACGCAGAGAAACATATGGCGTATTGTGCGCGTGTTTCTAATCCAAAGAATCAAGACAATCAGAGTTTTGATGGATTGCTTAAGTACTGTATTAAGCATCAGCATTGGAGTATCTTTGAGCAAGCAAGTTTGACTGTAGAGATTAATACTACAAGAGGTATTGCAGCTCAAATCCTTCGTCATAGGTCATTTACATTTCAAGAGTTTTCTCAAAGGTATGCTGATACTAATCTACTGAATCAGACTATTCCTCTTCCAGAACTTCGTCGTCAAGATGATAAGAATCGTCAGAACAGTATTGATGATCTTCCTGACTATCTCAGACTCACTCTGCTAGAAGATATTAGAATGCATTTTGAGCACTCTCAGAGACTCTACAACCGCCTTCTAGAGAAAGGAGTGGCAAAGGAGTGTGCAAGGTTCGTATTGCCATTAGCGACGCCTACACGCCTCTATATGACGGGTTCTGTGAGGTCTTGGATTCATTACATTGATTTACGTTCGGCTCATGGTACACAGAAGGAACATATGGACATTGCTGAGGCAGTTCGTTGTATTTTTACTTGTCAATTCCCAGCAGTTTCTACTGCTCTTGGTTGGACTCGGGATAACTGTGATGATTGTGAAAACATTCAACCATCAATTCGTATAGACTAAATATTGACACATAGAATGGAGGACTAGATTTGGCAACTTATCCCGTTATTAATAAACAAACTGGTGAACAAAAAGAAGTTACAATGAGTATCTATGATTGGAATCAGTGGAAAAAAGATAATCCAGAATGGGACAGAGATTGGTCTGATCCATCTACTTGTCCTGCTTCAGGAGAGGTTGGTGAAATTTACGATAGGTTAAAAAAATCTCATCCAGGTTGGAACGATGTACTTTACAAGGCATCAAAGGCTCCAGGATCAAAAGTAAAACCAATTTAATTTTTATATGGCAAGAAGAAGAAGAGAGGAACAACCGATTGGTGTTGGAATGACCGCTAAACAAATGAAGCGTAAAAAACCAATCAACTTGGACTTGATGAGAGATATTGAACCTCTTACAGAAAACCAAAAAGTACTTTATAAAGCATACGATAGTAATCAAAATATTGTTGCTTATGGATGTGCAGGAACGGGTAAAACTTTCATCACACTTTACAATGCTCTGCAAGATGTTTTAGATGAAAGAAGTCCTTATGAGAAAATCTATATTGTAAGGTCTCTTGTAGCTACCCGTGAGATTGGATTTCTTCCAGGAGATCATGAGGACAAGTCTTCGCTTTATCAAATTCCTTATAAGAATATGGTAAAGTTTATGTTCCAACTTCCCACAGATGCAGATTTTGAAATGCTCTATGGAAACCTCAAACAGCAAGGTACGATTAGTTTTTGGAGTACTTCTTTTATTCGCGGAACTACTCTGGACAATTCAATCATTATCGTAGACGAATTTCAGAATCTTAACTTCCACGAATTAGATTCAATCATTACCCGTGTTGGTGAAAACAGTAAGATTATGTTCTGTGGTGATGCTACTCAGAGCGATTTGATTAAAACTAATGAGAAGAATGGTATCATTGATTTTATGAAGATTCTTCGTGTAATGCCTTCAGTTGATATTATCGAATTTGGTGTTGAAGATATTGTACGTTCTGGTCTTGTTAAGGAATACATTGTTGCCAAGATGGAGAGTAATTTATGATATTTGTGACTGGTGGATGTGGATTTATTGGTAGTAATTTTGTTCATTTTTTAAAAGAAAAAACTGAAGAACCAATTGTGGTTCTAGACAAATTTACATATGCCTCAAGTTTGAATAATTTAAATCCACTTGAAGTTGAAGTTGTAAAGGTTGATCTAGCAGATAAATCATCTTTATCAGAAGTTTTTTCTGCTTACAAACCTTCAAAGATTTTTCATTTTGCTGCAGAGAGTCACGTAGATAGTTCAATAGAAGATGTAATGCCATTTGTAGATTCTAATGTTATTGGATCTATTAATCTTCTTAAACTTTCTTGTGACTATAATGTAGAGTTGTTTCATCACATATCTACAGATGAAGTTTATGGATCTCTGCAGTATGATGAAAAATCTTTTACAGAAAAAACCCCATACAATCCATTAAATCCATATTCAGCATCTAAAGCTGCCAGCGATCATTTTGTAATGTCGTTTCATAATACCTATGGACTTCCTGTAAAAATAACTAATTGTTCTAATAATTACGGTCCAAGGCAGCATAAAGAAAAACTAATACCAAAAACCATTTTAAATGCTATTCGCGGCGATAAAATTCCCGTGTATGGAAATGGTGAAAATATTCGTGATTGGATTTATGTTGAAGATCATTGTCGTGCTGTATATGAAGTTTTTATGAATGGAAAAGTTGGTGAGAAATATAATATTGGTGGTGAAAGTGAATTCAAGAATATTGATATTGTAAAAAATATATTGAATATTTTGAATAGAGATTATGATTTAATTGAGTATGTGCAAGATCGTCCAGGTCATGACTTGAGATATTCGATTAATAATGCTAAAATTAAAAGAGAACTTAATTGGAGCCCAAAATATTCTCTTCAAGAAGGTTTAGAAAAAACTATTAAATGGTATTATGAGCTTTATTCATCATAATTTTTTAGGTGATATTGAATTAGAAAAGAAAGAAACAAATGGCATTCGCCTTTATCACCTTCCTGATGGACAGTGGGTTCCTTCTATTACTTCAGTCACTTCATTTTATAATCGTCAGATTTTTATTAATTGGCGAAAAAGAGTGGGACTTGAAGAAGCAAATCGTATTACTAAAAGAGCAACTGCTAGAGGTACTGATTTTCACCAAGTCTGCCAAGATTATTTGGAAAATAAAGAATTGAATTGGGAGGATTATCAACCTTTAACGAAACATATGTTCTATCATGCAAAGATGGAACTTGATAAGATAAATAATATTCATGCAATTGAAAGAACTCTCTACTCACAATACTTTGGACTTGCTGGACGAGTTGATTGTATTGCCGAATATGAAGGAGAACTTGCAGTTATAGACTTTAAAACTTCAGATAAAATTAAACCAGAAGAGTGGATTGAGAACTATTTTGTTCAAGAGATGTTTTATGCATCTGCTTACTATGAAATGACTGGAAAACCTATTAAAAAACTTATTACTTTAATGGTTACTCCTGGTGGAGAAGTGAAAGTATTTGACAAAAGAAACAAAGGGGACTATATTAAGTTATTAGTTCGTTATATTAAAGAATTTGTATCTCACAATACTAGGCCAGATGGAGAATGAATTAGAGAAAGTATTAGAAAGTAAGTTTTTTTGTCCATCCAGATTTGCACAAGAAATAGAAAATCTTGTAAAACACAATCCGGAAATGAATTATATTGATGCGGTAATTTATTTCTGCGAGCAGAATAATATTGATTTGGAATCGGTTCCAAAACTGATTCCAAAACCACTAAAAGAAAAAATTAAGTATGAAGCGATGGAACTCAACTTCTTAAAAAAAAGTTCCCGAGCAAAATTACCTCTTTGACGTTTTTATATAAATAATTATACAATTTTCTTGAATAAAATGAGTTGGACCAAAGAACAGCAGGCTGAATATATGCGTAATTATCGTATGAAAACAAAATAATGAGAAAGTATTGGTTAGAAAATGTTGATCTCGAAACAAGGAGAAAATTAATTAATGAGCAGTTGCAAAGTGACTCCATTTGAAACATATAAATCATATCTCTCTTTAAAGAATCATTTCACTAAAGATAGTTATGATTATTTTAAATATTGTGGTAAATCAAGATCTACAATAAAATCTTTCTATCAAAGACGTGATAGAATGTGGTTTGAGAAAGTTTCAAGACAAAAAACAGATCAAGAAGTTGTAGATTT